TTTGGGGGCGCGAGCAAAGTAGTCTGCATAGTAGAGAGCGTCCATAAGGTCATCATTCCGAGGTTTAGGATGTTCAAAGAACTCATCTACAAGCTCGGTCATCTCTCTTTTGATATATAATTTCTTAGAATTGACAACAGGGCCGAGGGTTGTTTCAAGCCTGTCTGCCTTCTTTATCCTTGCTGGGGGCTTTACCCCCTTAAAGATACCGGGCATCAATCTTTTCTCATTGGCGCTCATGCGGGTTACCATATCTCTGACCATCTCTTGGGCTGCAACGGTTTCGATTGTCACTCTTTTTACGGGACTATACTTCTTTGCCAGCTCTATTATCTTAGCTGGTACGTCAAAGGTTGGTATTCTTTCCCTAAAATACTCCAGAACATAGCGTTTGTTATCAGAGTCTATTCCCATAACTAATATTACCTGATAGTCAGAAGTGTCAGAAGCTGTAGCTGCAAGGTCAACCCCAATATAAACATTAATCGGAATAACCGACTCACCCTCCATCAAATAGTTAAAACCATTCATCAACTTTCTATTGCCAGAGTAGTGCTGTATCCTATCTATTTTAAAAGCAGCGTTAGATATGTCCCGAGCATCATTCATATACTCCTGAGCAAACTTATTGACAAGACCCGCCTCAATGAACTCCTGTTTCTTATGATTGAGTTTAGATAGAGGGAACTGCTCAGGCCAAAGGGCTTTACCATCCTCAACAGCACTATGGAAGAAAACATCCCACGGATAGGGTCTATTATCTTCTTTAGCCCGCTTATAACCATCATAGGTCATTTGAAGGAAGCTATCAAAGTGCACAATGGTACCGGCGAGCCATATCCAGCCTTCATTTCCGGGTGATTCTTCAAGTGCTGGATAGATTGTGGATACGACCCACCGTTTAATTTCATTGCGCCTTTCGGGTGTCTTGGTATTTAACTCAGATTCAAAGTCATCCAAGATAATACCAGTATACCTTACATCAACCTCAGCGCGACCCCTTAGCCTTTGACTAGTACCTTTGGCTATAATTCTGTCACCTTTGGGGGTAACCAAATCTTTTTCTGTCCACCGCTTACCCACACTGCCACCATCCATATTGCCAAAGTAGTATTTAATGGTCTTATTGGTTTCTAAGTGGTATCTCAGGTATTTTAAGTGGTCAATGGCCTGACCCTGCTCTTCTGACACCCAAGCTATAAAGTTCTGGTCATCCTCACCAGAGAAGCAGAGTTTATGTAGAATAGCTGATTTAGATAAAATTGATTTACCAAAACCCCTAGGAAGTATAATACAGATACGCTCACCGGGTTGGGTAGAGATAAGTCTTTTAGATACGGTATAGTGACAGGCGGGAGATGCACTCTTGTGCATGAAGTCTTTAGGGAGGAAGGCCCTGCCAAAGAACAGAAGGTCTTTGAAAGCCTTGGACAGTATCTCATCCCTCCTTGCCATCTCCTCCGGGGGAGGGATAACATTAAAGGTCTCGATTTGCGGCTTGTCTTGCTTCTTTTCTCGCTTTGTAGGCTTTTCTTTTTCTTTGCTGGTTTTCAAGTGCTAGTTTTCGTTTTAAACGCTTGCGGGATTTCGCGGCTTTATTGGGCACTACCACTTAACCTTATCTGCCCAATAGGCTGCTGACATCTTACCCTTTGCAATATTTTTACGATGCCTTGCTTTAAATGATTTACGCCTAGCCTTTTGTCTGGCAGATTCACCTGCTTTTGGCTTACCAGCGGTCTTAACACCCTGTTGCCCAAAGCGTATGGTCTTAACCTCTGTACCAACCTTGGCAACGACCACATGGCTTTTAGTCTTATGACCCGGTGTGCGCTTAGGTTTGTTATATCCAGATACACCCGCTCTTTTTAATCTAGGGTCTTTCTTTGCTGGCATTCTATTTTCCTACTTTCTTCATAGCTGTCTTGTGTGATTGGGTAAATGTCTGCCCTTTCTTCATTGCATCTACCATTACCTTTAAGTGTTTAGCCGTATGATGAGAAGCATGACGACTCATTGCCGCCTGTTGTCTTTTATTTAAAGCGGTTGTACTCACTCCCTTGACTCTAGGCATAATTACTCCTAATTAGTTTAATATTATAAACAGCAGTCCCCCAGCGTATTTGCTTAGGATATTGCCATATCTTCTTATTGAGATGCGTTTTCTTCAATTAAGCCCGTCTCAAAGGCTTTAAGTTTATCTTTTGAGAAACCAGTGAACTCTTGTATGAGTGCAATGGAGTCTGATTTCTTATCAGTCGTCAATAATCCCGATATCTTCATCAACGTCTCCAAAGCCCTGAGCTTGTCACCATCACGGGCATCTGACTTATCTACCACTGATTTTGCATTCTCCAGTAAATAGGTCTTGGTAATACCCAAATCATCCATTAACTGTTCTACTTCTTTATTAACCAATGTTCTTATCCTCTTCTGTCTTAATAAAATCTTCGCCCTGTTTAAAGCATAATTGCGATTATTAGTAGGAAACACAGCTAAATAAGCTTCCGTAGCATCTCGACCTACAGCAACCATCTTGGCAAATAACTTCTCCCGGGCTGTAATATACCTGCTATTCTTATACTTGGTAAATGTATAGATGTCCTTGGGAGGCTCACCCTCTAACTTGGACTTCTCATGAGCGTAAGCCGTACCTAATAATGTCCGTACATAATCAACATCCCCATTATATTGATTGCTATACATTACAGCACGCCTTAAAATACTGAATACCTGACCATCATCACTCTTGGCCCACTCGCCCTCCTCCGCCTTTCGCCAATCATCCTTTAAGTCAGCCTTCCTGTGGTGCTCCCTAAATTCTTCCTCGTTCTCGTATAAATGATAATCAACCCCGCTAATGGTCTTGATGTACATACTAAGCCTTGACTTTTATGTCTGGCACGTCCATATCAAAGAAATCAATAAGCATCGGGGACTCTATCTCATCTATAATCAATAATATCTCCATCATATACTCGTAATCACCCGTCTCCCGAAATTTACTTGACAATGACTTCAAAGCGTCAATCGCGGGCCCCAATTCTAACACTTCCATATGAGGGGTTAAATCCATGGTAGAATATACATAAAATAAACCTTGGGAGCTAATATAAAAAAAGTGTTGCCACATATAGGTAAAAAGAAATAAATTCAAATGTCGGTTGAGACAGAAATAATATACTAATACTATAGTACTATATATTAATACTATAGTACTATTATAGTACTATATACTACTACTATAGTAATATATACTACTATAGTAATATTATAGTACTATTATAGTATAGTAGTACCGCGAAGTAGAAAAGTAGTACCCGCGAAGCATCCCATCCCACAATTATCAAATAACCTTCTAGTATATAATATAAAAGTACTACAGTAGGACTACAGTAGTATTACAGTAGTGCCGCAAAAACCCCAAAAATTTTAAAAAATAATATTATTATGCGTGCGTCTCTTTTATTTATGTGGTACCGCCCCCCTAAGCCAAATCGCGTTGGAAATTCTGGATTGAAAAAACGGATTTCAGTTCCAGTTCAGGTTAGGAAATCTGACCCAATTCTACTCTATCGCCGAGGGTGTGAAAAAAAGACTGGAACTTATGGTCAATCCTCGCGTTGCAAATAGCAAACGCTATTTGACAATGAGATGACTTGGACGCCCTCGAGGTGAGGGTGGGAATGACAGGGAATAGTCCTGTCCCAAGTCTTGAGGATGTCCCAAGGGATAGCATCCAATACAATTATTAATCTTAAATGAAAGGTAAATAAAATGAAAGTATCTTTTACAAAAGAAACCCCTGTGAGACTTGATAGTTCTCTCAGAGGTTTCCACAAGGAAAAGAAGAAAGCTACTATGCAGTTTAATATCAAAGTTAATGATGCGAAAAACTATGGTAGCTTTGAGTGTTATGACGTTGACGACTATGAAACTTACTACGCCGAGGGCGGTCTGTGGTTTGTGAATAAGGAGCTCGTTGACTACGATGGAGTGTTTGAACTGCCAAGTCAAATACTTGATTATTTAGAGGATAATGGGTACGACGTAAAGCACATGAAGGAGGCATTAAATGAGTCGTAAACATTACCGGGAAATTGCAAAGATAATGAGTCAATGTAAGCGGAAAGACCATTGGTCTTTTGTGGACGTTGTGAATGACCTTTGCGATATGTTTAAACGTGATAACCGCAACTTTAAGCCCGAAGTTTTCAAGGAAGCTTGCGGAATTTAATAAAACCCAAAGGGGGGTCAGTAATGGCCCCCCGGAAAGGCTAAATTAATGGATGAACCAACCTTTTACTGTAGTCAATGCGGAAGCAAGTGTGAACAGGAATCAAAGGACATGATTGATTATCACTTCACCTGTCTCAATGGGCACAGGTGGAGCGTGACAATTGACATTGACCACCCAACGACAGGCGGTCAAATCATTGGATTCCAATGCGCAGGCGCAAGAGCAAGAGACTACTTCAAGGTAAAATGAAAAACTGAAACCCAAAGGGGGGCTCAGCGCCCCCCAGAGAGGAAAGTAATGGAAAGTAAATTGAATAACGATTACGATGCATTGGTTTCTGCTTTAACATTAGCCATAACAGCTCCGACAAAGGAGAAGGCGCAGGAATGCGCCGGAATGGCCGAGTTTTTCGCTGAATCACTAACTGAAGAAGAAGTGATAACAGCTAAATTAGAAGCTACAATCAGGCTCGGCATTAATCAGGCGTAATGAAGAGGCCCCCGGGAAACCGGGGGTCTTTTTTTTGGTCTAAAATATATTTATAAAGGGCCATTCAGGTAGGTAGTCTATTTTTTTTTAGAAAAAACATTCACGTAGGTAATTCACGTACGTAGTACAATCTAATTTTATTACAGAAATTCACGTAAGTAGTGTATTATAGGTACAATTCACGTAAGTAGTACAGATTCTACAATTAAAGTGCTATTATATAGTATAATTCACGTAGGTAATGCAGAAATATTACAAAAAGGGTATTTTATAGAATAAATTCACGCAGGTAGTACTATATAGTACTATTATATTATCTATTCTATTATATATTACATAGTATTATAATATATTAATATATTACTATAATAAGGGTACACAGTATAAGAAACAAAATTTATTTATTTTTTATGGAACTTTTCCCGATTCCCTACGTTTACAGGGTAAACATTTAATAAAAAAGGAAACTAAAAAATGAAACAATCAGTAAGTATGTATGATTTTGAGAGGGCTTTCAAAAGATATGAGAGAGAAAATTTCTCTTATGATGGCTTAAAGGCTCTATTTGAATATCTTGAAGAGTTTGAAGCAGGTACAGGCGAAGAGATAGAATTGGACGTTATCGCCCTTTGTTGTGAATATGCGGAGTATGATAGCCTAAATGAATACAACGACGATTATGGCACCGAATACGACGAAATAGACCTAATCCAAGATGATACTATGCTAATTAAAATTGATGATGAACGATTTATTATACAACAATATTAAAAAAGGATAAATAAAAATGAAATATAATATAGTACAATCAATACCAACTTGGTTACCAATTTATAGTGGTAACTATGGAACTATTTGGGAAGATGCACCAAATGAGGAACGTGAA